GCTGTCTTTGGCAATTTTTATATCTTGAGAGTGCTGGCCGCTTTTCTTGGCCAAGCCCCCTTCGTTATAGATAAAAAATTCTAGACCAGGACCAATCAAAGGAACAGGCTGCCCTTGTTGCAAAGAAGTTTTACTCATTTTGGTCTGTTTTACTTTTCGGATTTTTCTAGGATCAATGTATCGAAGTTCTTGAATTCCCTTTTGGGGCTGATCGACATCAATAATAATATGATAGTATAATCTACCATCTACATACCATCTTCGGAAAATTTCATAGCATTGCTGTTGAAAATCAAGCTGTTCTAAAACAACATCAAATTCGTCTTGAATTTTAGTTTTAATGGAAGCAGATTGGGTTAATTTGTCCAACACAATGCTGACGGGAGGCTTTTCTTCTGATGTGACAATGGCTTCGTTGACAATATCATCAACGGCATATTCACATTCAGGATACATGACCATTTCACGGTATCGTGTAATGATCTCGGCTTCGCTTTTGGCTGCACCTTCAAAGTCCAGATACGTTCCGTATGCTCCCGCCAAAGGAGATACTTGTAGTGCGCCATCTAAATTCTCGGGAGGAGCAAAAGATTGAATTTTTGCTTCGTTTTCTTGGGCTTCCCGACCGATTGTAAAACCAAAAAGTTTAACCGCCATGTATATAAATCCTATCTACCAAAAAAGGTGGTTGGAGGCAGGTAATCCGCCTCCAACCATCACTTTGTTTTATTTCACTTAGGACGTAACGCCAGATGCCTGCCAGTAATCATACTGCCATGTGCAGGTGAACTCTTCAAGTGTATCATTTGACGACCAATCAAGATCAAGTGGAGCAAGAGTAGATGGCCAAAGATTGACAACGGTTATTCGTTTAATCTCTGCTCCATCCTTTCCATAATGAATAACATCGGCAGTGGCTTGATAATCGGCCGGGGCACTTCCAGCTCCTCGAACATTTGATTCGTGCTGATTAATGGAATTCATCCATGTCTGAATTGCATTGTATACAACAAAATCTTCATCATTGATTACGGTTGTAGTCCATTCGGCAAATGTTCGATTGCCTGCAATCTTAATCGTTCGACCAAAATATGGTACCTCGACCATCCCTATGTCTGAACCAGGCATTTGAGCGCCCTTACATGTAAAGGTCATCTTGGTGCTGGCTGAGCCTGGGTTGGCAATCGAAGGGAAAGGCATGACCACCTCAAATAGATTAGGCCTTGCAGCTCCTCCCGTTAATTGCGCTCTAATATCGTTAATGTTAAAAGGCATATGCCTATTCTCCTTGTGATGTATTGGTTCTATTTGTGCCTAAGTTGACGGAACAAACTCGTAATCAAGACCTTTCCGTCGCGGCTTGTCTTTGTGTTATTCGATGTCTAATACTATTTATACTAGAATTTCCCAACAACTTCTGAAAAGTCAACGCCCGTTCGGACTGCGACAAAGTTTAGTTGAATGAAGTTGATTGAGCGAGCAGGCTTGATGTAAATATCACCAACAAACTCGTTTCGATCAATAACTTCGCCTGTGTTGTTTGTTTCGTCACACACAACCTTGAAATCAAAGATTCCTCTTCGCCCCTGTACATCGCGGAGGAAAGGTTCTACCATATTTCTGAATTGTGAACGAGTGAATGAGTCATTGAACTCAAATAGCGTGAACTTGGCTGCGGTTGCAATGGCTTTTTCTAGTACAATAAAGAGCCTTCGCACGTTAATACGATCAAAGGCACTAGGCTTGGCCAAGAGCGTCTTGTCACCATATAGAATAGTACCTTGCCCCTTGATTGTAACAACGGGGTTAATGCCATTCTTGTAAAGCTCATCGCGATGAGCCTTCTGAGGATTCCAAGCCAGCTTGACAACATTCTTGACATGCCCTCGGTTCAGACCAGCTGGCGACCACCATGGATCACGACTGTTATCTGTCTGGACACAAAGCCCAGCCACATCTGCGTTCAATGGTGTCCAAACGTACTGGTCATTGAACTTGTCATACTGATACTTCCAACCACTATCCAGGACGCCATAAGAACTACTCTTACTGTTAATGGTGTCAGACTTAGCGGTGTCAGGACCTAATCGGAATTCCTTGACAGCAGTAAGTTTGGTGGATAGTGTATTCTCACCAACAACATCTGATCGTTCTGGCGAAATGAATGCAACACAATCCTTGCGCTTTTCGGCTACACTTTCGATAATGTAGCTTGCGACAGTGCCGTTTGCAGGTCCACCAATAACCATTGAGATGTCAGTCTCGTCTGGATCTGCAAACATATCATAACCAAGAATAAATGCAGACGCAGAACTTGTCAGACCATTATTTCCGCCTGTTAGCGTAACATTGTCTGGCTTCCAGGCTTTTTCTTCATCAGTTCTCCCGTCGCCGCCTGTGAATGCCTTGAAAGATTCGACTACACCTGCGGGTGTATCACCATACCATGCAGTATTACCCCAAGCTCGACTCGCTCCACCTGCTTCGACAGACCCCTCCTGAACAAATTGAGTTGTAGGATGATTCAAGAATCGAATATACTTTGACTTTTGATTAATCACATTGACATAGTAGTTGCTGCTTCCGTCGTCAGTCTTTGCATCGCTGGCCTTTGAAAGGTTTGCAAATGTCTCAAGAGGCTGACCCTTGATACCGGTGATGACACCAGAGTTGTCAGAAATGGCAATATGAATTTCGTCATTGGCCGAACTTCGAGCCTCTGCAAATGTAGAAGTTCCTGGAGCTTGGTCAAAGTATTCGTAAAACTCCCATTTTCGGTCGATTGCAATATTGTTTGCAGTTGTAGAAACAGCCTTGTCTAAGATTACTCCAGTACCGTTGCCATTTATATTCGTGTCGGAAGCTGCATATAGTCCTTCATTGAATGCAACAATTTGGAATGTTGCAGCAGGAACAACCTGGGCTGGATATTGGTCTGGCGAGATTTGAGTTGCGCCAGTCACGGCAATGTCATCAGCCGTCGAATCTCGGAAAGTAATTTTATCTCCAAGACCAAAGTTAGTGTTTGAGTGAAGAAAGATGGTCTTTGATCCGGCAGTCGTGTTTGCAGTATCAAGAACCACTGCATTGGCAAACTGTCCTGGATAGGAGTCGCACACAGAAACCTTTAGGTTGTTTCCATAATTACCAGGAAACTGTGCAGCCCACTTACCAAAGGTGGCAGCATAGCTAGTTCCGGTTGTTCCAAAAGGACCGTCTCCTGCTGTTTCTGCATAGTTGGTATCGTTTTTGATGAGCAGCGCAGCGGCAGCATCCGGTGATTCACATGCAGTATTTGCCACCGCACTTACGACACGAACCAGATGTAGCTTGTTGCCGTAGTCTAGAAAGTTGGATGCAGTAAACCAATGTGCCGATGTGTTCTGATTTGGCTTACCAAAAGTGCTAACAAGAGTCTCTTGGTTGTTGACTAGTGTGATTTCGTCTACAGGACCCCATTGAAACTGCCCGCAATAGGCTGCGTCTGTGGTAGCCACGGAAGGGACAATTGTGGTTAAATCAATTTCCGAAACATTTACGCCCGGTGAAAGTTGGAATGGCATTTTAATTCTCCTCGTTTAGACCTAATAAGTTATCAAATTAAAGAATTCTCTCTCTCTCGCATACAAATTCTTTTCATTCTGATGATATTTATAATATGGCGTATTTTAGTGAAAACTAGAACGAGGTCCAGATTTTTCTTTGTCTTCTTTCCATAACCAAGAACCATCTCCCCGATCAACTGAAACTCCTTCGTCGATCACAGGTCCCGAATCAATAAATCCAAAGGGTAATAATTCCTCTTCTTCGACCTTTGATTTGTCTGCCAAGATGCGCTTTCTGGCATCCACACTAGTCAAGTCCTTGAAATAGGGTTGAGTGGTGAGCCAACAAAACAGAACGAGTGTCATTACCAAGTCATCATTGTGCCCCGGCTCAGCCTCATAAGAATATCCGCGGGCCACAAAGGAAGTCAGTTCGGCAATGGTGTCAAAATCTTCGATGAGTAGTTTATCATTTTCGACAAGATTCTTGAGATTGAGACAACCCACCTGCTTCACTTTCTTGGTTGTCTTGATTCCAATTTGAGCCTGACCAACACCAAACCCACCGCCAAGAACTTGCCCTGCACGCCCTCGCTGTGTGACCATTAGCATGTTTTCATACTCTAGATCATGATGTAAAATATCGGCCACTTGCTGCCCGATGTCATTGATTTCGACAAGAATAAATGCTTCGTTGTATTTCAATGCAGCATTATGGATAACTGTGGGATAGGTCAGCGGGGGAATTGTTGCATTGCGATATTTAGCCACCTGCTTATAGGGAAATTCTGACGAATCAATGATCGAAAATGCAGAATAGTCAAGCCCCTCACCATGAGACACATCGACAACTAGTGTATATACATGCCCTTCTTGGGGGTTTTCGTAAATGTCCATGTCTCCCAAGACTTGTTTTGGTTCGTGGAATGGCATGTTCTTGAGTTTTGTTGCATTAATCAGAGTATTAATCGAGCCGACAAAATCACATTCAAATTCTTGAGCAAACTGTTCCTTGCTCGTATTCTTGATCGTTTCTTCTTTCCACTGTTCGTCACGCCCCGGAACTTCGCTCCAATGAACCTCGACAGGTTTGTATAGATTCTTTTTTTCTTGCGCATCCGACCACAATTTATAGAAGTGATTCATTCCGCAGGGAGTGCTAACAATAATGACCTTTGTGGTTTTACCAGAAGAAATTGTAGGATAGACAGAAGAAAAGAATTCATCTGCAATATTCTTAGGAACAAATGCAAACTCATCAAGCAGAATCATGTTATATGTTCCACCACGAACTGCACTAGAAGAAGTCGATGCTGCAACAATTTTCGACCCATTCTCTAGTTGCATGTCCCCGCGATTCCAAACCTTGATTCCTTGCTGTAGAAATGGGGGAAGATTTTCATAGGCCAATTGCAGTCTACCTAGAATATCTCGGGCCAGCGACCCTTTGTTTGCAAGAATGGCAATGTTGACATCTTCGTTAAAGAGAATATAGTGCAAAAAATAAGAAACGACAGTCGTGGTCTTGCCCGACTGTCTCGGAAGTTTGGCAATGGCAAAGCGATTATTATGAATCGTGTTTACAATGTTCACCTGAAAGTCATACATGGTAAAGGGAACAAGCCCTTCATCTACATTGACAATTTTTACATAATTGAGAATAAAATAAACAGGATCTTTAGAACACTTGATGTACTCTGCAATCTGTTCTTCTGTGAATTCTTCATGGGTTCCGGACTTTTTCAAAAGTGGGTTACCCAAATACCCGGTTTGTTGTGTAGCCATGATATTAATCCTTATCGTTACCAGTTAGGTCTAACTTACCTTTTAGCAACTTCTGAAGGTCATGCGTGCTTCCAACAAACAGCGCATTGGTGACATTCTTAGGACCAGACTCGGTTTTCTTCAAGCCCTTGATGTCCTTTTGCAAGTCGATAAGCTGACGATTGACATCAGCCACATTCTTGATGATTTGCCCGACGACCTCATAGGCTCTGGGATGCTCACTTTCTTTGGCCAGTTCAAGAATGCCATCAAGAGCCTCCGACCCCTTTTCAATAATTGCTTTTAAATTGTCTCGGGTATATTCGTAGTCAGTGTCAAGGTCTTTTGCAATTTCAATTTCACTCGCAGGAAGAAGTTCTGCGGGCAGAACTTCTACAGGCTTTTCATCACTGCTCATAATTATTCATCTACTCCTGTACTCAAGTTTCGTCTGGTTCCAGCCAATGTTGTATTAGACGGGAAGAATGTCTGAGTTTGGATAATACCAAAGTCGTCATTTGCGTCGATGTCAGCCACCGAGACACTTAATTCTAAATTGCTTGTCGGGTCAAAGTCTGTTGTTAATCCTGGTTGTGTATAGATCCGAGAGGCAGTTGGTATGCCCCTGAGCTGATCCAATGTTACTTCAGAAGACCGATCATCTACATAATACTGAATTTCATATTTCCAATCAGCCTGAGGATCATCCAAAAAGTTTCCAGTAATAGTAGCCGATTGAGAAGATCCATCATAATGCAGTAGTGTTCTTGTATTACCTGCAATGCTAGTTGTTCCGGTTGGACCTTCGGACAAGATTGTTAAGGTTCCACTATCATATAAATTACTCGTTCGACTGGCTGTGTTTGCCTGTAGATAAACTTTTGAGGTTGTAGAATCAGAAGTAAGGTTGCCTGTAGTATATCTAACTTTAGAATCTGGTCCAGGAACAAAGAAATCTACATAGGCTTTCTTAATGATGCCCGACGATCCTTGAACAGGACCAAACAACAAGGTTTTCATCGTAAAGTCTAAAGTATAGATGATTGTTCGTCGTGATTCAAAATCTCCCTCATAGGCATCTTCTTTACTAATTCCATTGAGAATAATTGGACAGTCAATGTCAATTTTAAGATCGGTTGCATCTTTAATTGTGACCGTAAACTCGGGAGTAAAAAATGGAAGAATCTGTTCAATGATGTTTGTTGCGTCGGCCGCATTGCGACAGTACAACGATAGACTGAACTGAAGATCATAGGGAACAGGAGCATACATTGTCCTAAGCACATTCTGTTCGTTTACTCGAACATGACGATTCAACGTATTCAGTTTTCTGTCTGGTGCATACGTCAAATTACTAAGCTCATAGCTCAATCTCGGAAGAGATGTTGCTATTTGCTGTGCAATTCTAGGATCGGTTAATCGACTATACCACTTTTCCTTTGCGGCATATGATAACGGAACAGAAATCCATTGGGTGGCGCCTCCTCCGGGTCAATGCGCTGAAGTTTTATATCATTAAAAAGTGTTCCATATGCGATAACGTACTTTCTAATTATATCGTGCGTGAATGGTGTGCCTAGCATTATCCAAAGTCTCCGAAGGGTGATGTTTCGCTCAGGTCAAGGATGGATGCGGCCTCATTTTCGATTATTACATTATCGGCTATAATACTAGAGGGCATGGTGTTTCCTGTCGTGACATAAGTAGAAACGCCATTTGCAAATGCAGCATCAATAACATCAACGCCAGTTGTAAAGTCTTCATTGCTATAGGTAAATGTTTCGCATCGTAGGTCGTATACTTGCAATGCACCCGCCTGATAATACAAGGCTTCGTGTTCTACGAACTGAATCTCAAAGAACATGCCTGCTGCACCAGGATACTTAGGATCAGGACGCACAAAGTCCATGAAGATTAGATCGCCTTCACGAGGACGAGTGAGCCCCATTGCAGACAATCCAGGAGTGCCCGCCAACAATTCTTCAAAACGACGAATTGCAACAGTCAACGTGGTTTGGTCACGAATTTCCAAACCAAATCGTGAAATTAGATCCCCTTCACCTTCAAACCCCTCGACATTCTTGATGTACATTTCAATCAAGTGAGCTTCGGTGAAAGTCTTGCGTGGATCTTCTCCATAGAGTTGGTCAAAACTACCACTCTGCTTACGAGGAATATAATAAAAGTCTCGACCATAAAATTTAATAGATTCTATGATTAACGATTCAATTAACGATTGCTCGGATGAACTCTCAAAATTGTTTATGTATACGTTCGTGGGCATATTTTAATTCCCAACCATTATGCCATCATCATATCGACGGGCAGCTCGAATTTGAGAGACATTTCTTCGCGGAGTTTTTCTAGATCATTACGAGCCTCTTCCAGAATAACTCTGCCATTGAGTGTCACTCCACCCGGCATTTGCACACCATCAAATTTAGATAGATTCATTCCCCATTGCTCTTTGAACAGAGCGGTCACATATTGTTTTAGGAACATATCATTATAGACATCTGTATATGTGTCTGGATTAATAATCTTAAAGGCCTCGAAAATTAAATATTCTCCTACTGTCGCGTCAGATCCCCACTCCCAGTCAAGATGAATTTGGTTTTTATGTTTACTAAATCGAATAGGAACTTTACCTGTCAGTAATTCGGAAATCAAGGAAAGATTTTGCATTCGCATTTGATAGCTGAGTAGATCATATCCACCCATGTATGTACCAAATGTTGTTAAATCGCTCATTCGCATTTGATAACGAATATCCCACATGCCGATAGATGTTCCTCGGACATCAAAAATCTTTGTAATTCCTATGTATGAATCTGATGTGTCTGGTGATGCCGTATTGGACCAACCCGCAGAAGGAACACTAATGTATTCATTGTCTATATCAGTTTGAGTTAGCTGGTGTTTTTCGTAAACTTTTTCGACACCATCATAATGATACTCTTGAAATATTTGCAAGCCTTCGTCAAGTCGATCTTCTAGCTGGTCATCATCGACATTAATTTCAATAACAGGTTTTCCTAATCTGCGTAGGCACCATTCTTTTAATGCCGATCTTGATGCTGGTTTAGCCATGTCTTAATTCCAATCCCATTTAGTAATTTGTGGTGAAATAGTTATAGTTCCTTCACATACCCTTAGAATTTTATTGTTTTCGGAGCCATCACTAAATCCAGTAACAGCAGGCCCTCCAGCAATTTCTACATCGTATAGATACCGTCCACCAGTTATGGCTCCTGTCACAGAATTGTTCATCGAGAGCGTGATCGTTCCATTATTTGCACTACCGGAGGGATGAATATCTACGGCAATGTTGGCCGTAGAATTGGCCGAGGTATAAGATTTTCGTATCTGACCAACTCCATTTGCATACTGATAAAGGTTGGCTGAAAATGTGCCTGTGGCATTGCTAGTATATACTATAATATTGGCTGACCAATGGCTTCCTTGGTCTATGATTAAGTTTTTTTGTTGAGCCATTTTATATCCTCTTCCGGAACTATATCTCTTCTTATCTATTTATAAGCTATTCAAATACAATATCATCAGTAACTTGCTCGTCAATTGGTGTGTCATTGTCGTCAAATGTATTTGGGTCAACCTGCTTATCTAATACAACCCCTCCAACATCAACAAAACTTTCTCGATCTAGATTCATGACATCAGCGTCTTGAATATAGCTCGGTCCGGGAGTATTTTCTATTGCAGCCGTTTCTTTGGGAACAAACACGATACATATCTCAGTAGTTGAGGTGGCCACACTACCAGGAACTACATTGGGTTGGGCAATACTCCATACCGGACCCGTGGCACTTCCCCTTAAAATCCAATCACCAACACCGTCTTGTGAAAATACATTTTCGCTTCCTTCGACAATAAATACCGACAATTCGCTTGACAAAGATAAATTACTTCCGTCATCATTCAGGCAAGTGCGCTTATCGTTGACTAAATTAGTTTCGACCACATGAAGTAGATGATCTTGAGTCGTAATAGTTTTCACAGTTCTCATATCGAAAGCCCTCCAAGAACAGCAGAGTCCAAATCAGCCAACGAAAAAACAAGATTTCCGCTAACCGATGTCAAAGTATCTGTGGTCTTTGTTGCAACTAAATCTGTAGTGTTAATCAAATAAGATGAGCTATTTCGCAACGAGGTCAGGGTAGACGCATCGGTAAACAATTCGTTCATTGTCGTATCATCGCTCAACAAAAACGGGCAAATGACAATGCACTGCGCGGAAGTTGAAGTTAGATTCAATTCTTCATTTGGCGCAACTCGATAAAGCCCTATTGCATCCCGAGAATGCACCGAACTAGAACTATCCGTAATGGATGCAGACCCTTTTGCGATGATGAGCGTATATGATTTACTCAAAGACCAATTGTATTGCAGTTGATCCCCATCTTCTATTATACCCGTTAAATATAGGCTAGATTGGTCTTTTGTTACATACATACTTGCCATAATATATTACTCTCCTCCGGTGTCAATCGTAAATTTAGTGTTATTGTAACGATACGTCTTGACTTGTTTTTTTATTCTACAATTTAAATCTTCGGTGTCTATGGTTTCGTCTGGGTTTAGGTTAAGGCCAATATTAACAGAATCACACACAATGTCATTGCCATCTTTAATTGTAATGATGCATATTTGTGTTGCGGTATCCGTAAACTGTATGTTAGCCGAAATAGTCATTTTATTTACCCCAGACCCCCGCCGGGTTCTGTAGCTCCAAGTGGATAGAAGGAATAGTCTGCGGCATTGGCATTAGTTTTAGTAATTGGTCCATGTTGCTGAGTAAATCCGCTCGCCGCCGATGGGAAATTTGTAACAATTGAACCTTCAAAGGATCCGGCTTCTCCCCGGGAGTTTACTCCACTACCCTCAGTTCCACTTCCAGGATGGCCATTTTCTCCTATTATACCTCCTGCACCTCCATCATCTCCTGCACCGCCGCCGCCGCCGCCGCCGCCGCCGGCGCGAATATAACCACCACTTTCGTTGTTTACTATTAGTTCAGGCCCTCCTCCACCGGACCAATTTGACACCCAATCAGATGCATATGTTCCATTTAGGGCCCAGGTTGTACCTGTTCCGGAGGGGGTGCCATTTAATAATTGGGCCAAGGGGTTTCTTATGGCGATTGCAGCTCCTCCTCGACCGCCATCGCCTCCACCAGTAGTTTTCGTTACCGAAAGATCGTCGACCCCGGTGGCATCTCCTGTACCTTCAGGGCCCGCGAACCCTCTTGGATTGGACGAATCGTAATTCGTAGGTGTTCCGGCGCTTGAGTGCCATCTGCCTTGGGTGCCTGGTTCTCCACTAGTACCATCTGTATCACTTCCACCTTGATGACCACCAATACCAGCTATCTCTGCATCGCCAGATGATCCAGATCCGCTCCAATCATTAAGAACCAGAGGGGATGTCGGGTCGCGATGTATTCCTGCACCACTACCGCCACCACCTCCATAGTTTCGGTTGCCTTTGGATACGGGATCATTATCGCCCCAACCACCGACACCTCCTGCTCCACCTATGCTTCCAGAATTGTTTATTGTTATTTTCAAATTCTTTGCAGCTTCTTCTGTGAACGAAGAATATGTTGTCGAATCAGAATAAAATAATTGAAGAGAGGGATATATTCCCAGGCTAAACACATATAAGTGAGTATATCCTCCGATTACAATGTCGGAAGATATGTCAATAGTAATGTCAAGAATGGCGTTGATTGGAGGCAGACTTGGGCGCCCGGCTGCATCTATAACTGGAGATCCTGATTCTCGATAGGGACCAAACGGATCAGATACAACATCAGATGCAGAAGGTGCGCTTTCATACGAGAAGGCATTCCATCTTACCCAACTATAAGGAAATTCAACATTATAATATCGAGTATCACTATTTCCAGCACCGGTAGGAAGGAGAGTATCAAGGCTGGCGTTCCCGCGCCAAGTAGCGGATAAATCAAGTGTTAATGAGGCGCTTTCCAATTCGGTGGCACCCACAGCTTCAGCTCCACGAAGATTTGATTGTGTTATTTTATTTGAGAGCCCAATTCTCATCGTTGGGACCCCCTAATATAAACCAACTAATCCAGTGGCTGTTGTGTTGCTTGTGTCGTCAGACCAGTTGTTTGCAAAGATTGCCTCGATGCGAAGAGGAAGAATTGTGCCGGCTGGGATTCCTTGAAAATGGACATTAGCCTGTTCTCCCTCAAGCTGCCCAGTTCCATTATATGTGTTGGCCAGACGGCAAAACACATTGCCCGCAGCCCCAACATAGAGCGCCCTGGTTGTGGCTCCACCAGTAAGCGTAGACAGTCGCCCTACCTCAACTGTGCTGCTTCCGCTAGGAACGTGCATGTCTGGAATTTCAAATGCAAACTCAGCAGGGCTGTCTACGTCAGATATTGTTTTAAAAAATTTGTCAACCATGGTGCTTACATCCTTTTGGGGTTATTATAACCATTATTCTGGGGCCTTTGCGGCTACTAATACGCCCCACGGCGGTATATATAACCTCTGGTTATAATGTTTACACTAATACCGGACGCTGAATTTTGGTTCGTGTGCCATAGGTATCGGCTAGATCCATCAAGAATTACTTCTACATAATTATCATTATAATAATTTGCCCCCGAAACGTTGTCGCGATGTGCCCTCATCATATAATCTACGCCGTTATCGGGCCCCGGGTCGGGGTCGAACCAGTCCGCGGTCGTAATAGAAAAAACATAAAGACTTGATGGGACTGAGATCGAAGTCGATGTTGAATGATCCATCATTGCAGTGGTAAGGGGAGGAGCATGTGCAGTACGCAATGACACCCCACCGGTATGGACTGTATCACCCGATTGACCCCATGCGGTGATTGTTATCGCCGGTCTTCCCGGACTTATACCTGCCGAGGGACTCCAATAGTCATGATTTGTCCAATAAAACCTGTCAGGATTTTTAGCATTATGGCGCATTTGGTGTATATATTCGCCGCTGCCGGCCGCTGTGCCCCCATGGGTGTAGGCTGTATCCACGGTCATGACCCAACCGAGTTGAATGTAGCTCGTCCAGTTGTCTTTTGCGGGATCGCCTGCCGCTGTTGCCAGAGTGACGGCATCGTCTAAAATTAAAGAAGCGTCTATATCATTCGCGTCAGTAAATCCATAACTAATTGCCCTCGATACAGTATTATAGATTGCATAGAAACCATACCAAGTGCTTGCTGCCCTTGTCGCGCCGGATGCGAATCCGCCGCTTATCGAACCTTCCAATGTTGTACTCGCAGTCGTGAGTTCAAAGTCCTCGTTGAATGTGGTGCAGGTAATAGCCGTTGTTTCGGTAATATTATTTAGATTGTCCTGGTCTCGCGCAGAAAACGGATGAATCAACACTCGGTTGGTTACCATCGGGATGTCGTCCACGGGCCCGGCCGCTTGATTGAAACTTCCCTCCAGCCGGCCGAATGGCCATTTCATATGACCACCCTGAAAATGCCCAGGTGGATACGCACTTAACACATGATCCGTTCCCGCATCATTCGTGAACATCAGGTTAGTCGGAACATCGTTCTTGACCCAGACTTGACCATAACCTCCATGCGTGGCTGCACTAGCCTGACTCGATGATTGCTCAGACATTGAAATGGCTCCATTGACACTTAATTTAGATGGAGCCTTCTGGATCGCGCTACCAACTGTAAGAGCAGTATTGCCGGTTTCGGTAATACCAAAATATCGTTCATAATTAGTTGGGGAGGTGTACGAAGAATCATCATCTTGCTCGCCGCCGAAGGGTTGGCGGCCCTGGTCTATCGTGAATCTATTCCTGGATATAGACATTCGCCAATAATTAGGGTGGCGCCCTGTGTTATCGCTGATCGACGTTGGCAAAGATTCTTTGAACTCTAACGAGGGAAACGTAGGGTGGGCTATCCGAACAGTTGCGTGACTAGAACCGCCCGTCAGATCAAAGGAGCGAACTGGACGGACAGGGTCGAGCCCAAGACCAACCTTGCCGTTATTGTCAAAAATCATAAATTGCTTGGCGCCCGAACCAAGGACTATGGTGTTCGCCGTTCCGAGGGCGCCGCCCTGGGTCGAACCAAAGCCAATGTAACCCATAAGGATACTATCGACTTGGCGGCCTATTTTATGCATAGCGGTCATCCAGTTGGGCCGGGCTGGCGCTTCCACGAACACATCCGTAGTAACCATACGCTCAACCCGATGAGAAAGAAAGTCTGCGTTGTTGGTCCGCGTGCCAGACTGAAATAAATTGGCCGTGGAGCCTTCCGTGAGACCTAATGTATCACCGGTTATCTGAAGAACTGCATTTGGATGCCTATCATCGGTCCCAGCCGCAGTAAGATGACTGCCGGCGCCACTGGACTTTATCTTTACCGTGCTATCTATGGTTGTGTTGGCGCCAACATATAGCTGTTCTTTGATGGACGCGCCACCCGTTACCTGAAGGGCGCCAGTTGTGCCGGCGGAGCTTGTAGCATCAGTGATGCTCAGGATTTTAACAACGCCGGCATTTGTTACGGTAAGGCCACCGGTTGTAGAGATCGTCGCGGCTACAGATCCAGATACGGTAAGGCCCGTTTTTAATTCTGCAAGGCCAGTTACATCAAGGCCTCCTGCGGTTGCTGTGATACCAGCTCCGGCTGCGGTAAGGCCCGTTTTTAATTCTGCAAGGCCAGTTACATCAAGGCCTCCTGCGGTTGCTGTGATACCAGCTCCGGCTGCGGTAAGGCCACCGGTTAGGGTC